GGTAGGGAACTCATGAATATTCCCAAACACCACTCCAAAGATCTAACCATCATGTCGTATCACAATATGGTTTCAAGGAAATTGTTGGGTGATTATAATAAGAAGCGGCTCCTCCTGACTCAATATTGGAGCGGTGATCTCAATAATGATGAGGACTTGGCCACAATAGGTCGAGAGCCGGTCATGAAAAAGATTCTCCGACAAGACATTCCCACATATCTGGATTCGGATCAGGAGTTGATTGACATCCTTTTAAGGAAAGTATATAATGAGGAAATAGTGGCTTATTGCACATCAGTCCTTAGGGAACTCAATAGCCGAACCTATCAACTCCGGTCATTCATAGATTGGGAGCGGTTTACGGGTGGACCCGGCAACGGATGAGTGATGAGTTAGTCATAACCAATGTTGATGAGGTTTATGTCCATGTAGCATGTGAAGAAGGGATCACATATGAACTTCGGGAGGCATTTACCTTCGAAGTTCCCGGCTTTCGTTTTTCCCCGGCTTATAAGAATCGCCTTTGGGACGGAAAGATTCGGCTTTTCGATCTAAGGTCACACAGGATCTATCGTGGCCTTGCAAATGAGATCATGTCCTTTTGCAGACAGAGAGGCTATGAATATCGATATGAGGAACACACAGATGAGTTCTCATTGGTTGAGGCTGAGGACTTTATCCGATCACTGAAGTTGCCTATTGTGCCGAGAGATTACCAAGTTCTAGCCTTCGCACAGGCCATACGGGATAAAAGAAGTCTGTTGGTATCACCGACAGCATCAGGAAAATCACTAATCATTTACCTAATATTGAGGTATCTCCATGATAAAAATATTACGAGCAAATCTCTTGTGGTTGTGCCTACCACTAATCTGGTTTCTCAGCTTGCTGGCGATTTCGCATCATATGGATTTGATAGCGATTCTAATGTCCATACCATTACTGCTGGTAAAGATAAGACATCGGATAAGCCGATCACTATCTCGACTTGGCAGTCCCTTTATAAGATGGAAAAATCATATTTTCGAATATATGATACGGTAGTTGGTGATGAATGCCATCTATTTAAGGCCAATTCGCTGAAGGATATCATGACGGGCCTGACAAAGGCCCATCATCGCATCGGCACGACAGGTACACTCGACGGCACAAAGACGCACAAGCTGGTACTGGAGGGTCTATTTGGTCCAGTCAATAAGGTGACGACGACTAAGGACCTCATGGACCAGAAACATGTGGCCGACTTTCGGATCAAGTGTCTGGTTCTTAAGCATCCTCCTGAAAAGTGCACTGCCCTTCGCAAGGCTACCTATCAGGAGGAACTCAACTATATAGTAATGAGCGATGCACGGAATAGGTTCATCAAGAACCTCACCCTGTCGCTCGAAGGCAATACTCTAATCCTATACCAGTTTGTCGATAAGCATGGTAGAATTCTCCTGAATAGTTTCAAGGACGAGTTTAAGGAACGGAAGGTATTCTTTGTGCATGGTGGGGTTTCGGGTGATGACAGAGAGGATATCCGAAGCATTGTGGAAAAGGAGACCAATGCAATCATCGTTGCATCCTACGGAACTTTTAGCACCGGAATTAATATCAAGCAGCTAAATAACATCATATTCGCCTCACCGTCCAAATCAAGGATTAGAAACCTCCAGTCTATTGGCAGAGGATTGAGAGTGTCGGATACCAAGACAGAAGCGACACTATTCGATATAGCGGATGACCTCCGGACAGGTAAAAAGGAAAACTATACCCTTAAACACTTTATGGAGAGACTGCGAATATATAGTGATGAGAAGTTCCGTTTCAAGATATACCAAATCCAGTTGAAAGGATGACCATGGAAATATCACAACCATCTGTGTTGTTTTTCCGTCTTGTAACGGGTGAGGATTTAATATCCCTTTCTCAGGAAATCCCAAAGGATGAGGAGAATAATGCTTATTTCCTCATGAAGAATCCCATGAAGATTGTATATATGCAGAACCCCCTAATGCCGTCCAAGATGGCCATTTCGCTGATGCAATGGGTATTTGGCCGTATATGTGAGACACAGGAATTTAAGGTATTTGAGACGGATATTATTACGATTTCACAACCTTCACCATCTCTAATGGAATACTATTCTGAGGCAGTAACGGCATTGGAAACTAAACCAATGGTCGACCTTGAAGAACCGGAAACCTTCGATGAGGATGATCTTGAAGACGACTCAGACATCCTTAAAACCATTCTGGAACACATTGATCCTATCAAGAGAACTATCCATTGATTCACGCTTCGCGTGAAGTTCGCTTCGCTCATGTTCTATTATTGAAAGCTTTTATTATGTTTCTTTTAAGTTATTATCAAAGTAAGGCATAGCCTATTATACAGTAACTGGCCGTACTGTCAAGCAAAAAATGAAGGAATACTATGAAAAATACAAAGAAGCCCCATTATGTTGACAATAAGGAATTTTACAGAGCAATAGTTGAATATAGGAAGGTATGTGAGGTAAATATAGCCAAAGGCATAGAAATACCTAGGATGAGCAACTATATAGGTGAATGTATCCAAAAGATTGCCGTCAAGTTATCTCACAAGCCTTGTTTCATTAACTATTCCTTTCGAGAAGAAATGATCGATGACGGCATTGAAAACTGCATTATGTATTTCAAGGACTTTGACATAAACAAGACGACCAATCCATTTGCATATTTTACCCAGATCATCTTCTTTGCATTCCTTAGACGAATAGCAAAGGAAGAGAGAGTGCGATACACCACTTACAAATACTTCAATGATGTGATCTTGACCAATGTAGGAATAGATACCCTTGTTGATAGCAACGATAATCACTTGCTTCCTACTCAAATGTATGATAATATAAATCACTTCATGGACAAATTTGAGTCTAAGGAAAAGAATAAGAAAGAAAAGCGCAAGGCCGCTAAAGACCTTGCCAGATTTTATGAGGACGAAAATGAACCAGAACACACCGTTTCAGGTCGAGTCGATAATAAAGAACCTGCTTGACCCTAAGGAAAATATATACATACGCTCCAACTACCGGCAACGGCTGGATATTATCCGAACAGAAATATCCAATGCCATCGAAGCGTATGATCGCGAATTCAATATTGAACAGGCTGTAAATAGGCACAAAAAAAGGCAGGGTTGATAATGGCTAAGATTGCTGTGATTGCTGATACTCACTGGGGGGTCCGAAACGATTCCTCAGTTTTCTATGATTACTTCAAACGCTCTCTGGAGAGTTTCTATAAGGAGATTCGTGACCAGAATATCAAGCATGTCATCCATGTTGGTGATATCTTTGATCGGAGGAAATACCTCAACTACCTGACAGCCAAAAGATGCCGTGAAGACTTCTTGGAGGTCATAAATAGTATGGGAGTTCAAACTCATATCATAGCAGGTAACCATGACATCTATTACAAAAATACTCTTGAGGTCAATTGTCTGGATGAAATCATTGGTGATAGGTATCCGAACATTCATACATACATCAATCCTAAGGAGATTACCATCGACGGATTCGATATTCTCCTTCTTCCATGGATTACCGAGAGCAACTCTAGACAATCTTTCGACCTCATTTCATCCACGAAGGCTTCTCATGTGTTTGGACACCTTGAGATGCAGGGATTTGAATATCTTAAAGGCATCATTAGTATGGCGGGTCAAGACGCTCAAGACTTTTCTCGTTTTGATGGGGTATTCACTGGCCATTATCATCATCGGTCTAGTGTTGGTAACATTCACTATATCGGCGCTCTTGCTGAATACACTTGGTCTGATCATAATGATCCTCGTGGATTTAGTATCTTCGATACCTCCACCCGCGAAATGGAATTTTACCAAAATCCGATCTCACTTTTCAAGATGATTAGTTATGATGATGAAGCCAATCCCGAAATGTTCAAGATCGACATGGCACACCTTGCAGATTCCTATGTGAAGGTTGTGGTCAAGAACAAGGATCCCTATCTGTTCGACCTGTTCATTGAAGAACTCTATAAGGTATCTCCAATCAATATCACGATCATCGAAGACATGTCCACCTTTACGGATGATGAGGAATTTGAAGGAATAGATCAGGCTGAGTCGACCTCGGTCATTCTCGACAAATACATCTCAGGCCTGACATTACCTGTGGATACTGATAGATTAAAGACCTTTATGCGAGGAATACATAATGAAGCTATTGCATTAGGCAGTGAATTGTAGTATAATGGTATAACTGAAAAGGAATATGATATGGCACATACAAGTTATGAGGAAGCCCAAAGAATAGTGTTGGGATATGCTAATGACCTGAAACGATCGGTGGTCGATGGAACACTAAATGAGTCGGCCTGTGAGGGATTGCTCGAATCCTTCATAGAGAACCATCTAGCCTCCTATCAGTCTCGTAGCAAGCTTCTGGGTGAAGCACTATCCGTAATCAACTCTAGGAAGTTCCTGAGCGAATGAAAATCATCCACATAAATAAGAACATCATCCAACAAAATGCCAAACAAGGCGAATCAAGCCCTGTTTGTCGTGTCGAGGTGGATGGGATTGTTCGATACTGTATGGAAGTGGATATCAAGGGCCCTTCGCGCATGGTGTATAGACCTGACGCGCCTAGACCTTGCGGTGCGAAGTTGTGGATTGAAACGGATAGTGATATTGAAATGATCGGAGAACGGCTATGAACGACATCGATATTGAAAGATATATGAAAAGAATGGAAACCGTAGTGGCTAATAATAGTGATCCCGAGATGGCGCATATAAACGCTGATGATATCCTTTGTGAACTTTTGGATGAATTGGGGTATGCTGATTTGGTCGACATATACAACAAAGTCGAAAAATGGCACGCATAATTCATGCTGACATTCAAGAATATCAAGTGGAAAAACATACTTTCCACTGGCGACACCTTCACAGAAATCCCTCTAAATGAAAGAGATTCGACCCTAATCATTGGTGACAATGGTTCGGGTAAATCCACTATTCTGGATGCCCTGACATTCGTCCTGTTCGGCAAGCCATTTCGGAAGATCAATAAGCCACAACTCATAAACTCCATCAACAATAAGGATTGTGTGGTGGAGATTGAGTTTGACACCAATGGTAAATCCTATAGGATTGTCCGGGGCATCAAGCCGAATATCTTTGAGAT